TCTGGTTACATGGTGAACAAGCGATTCAGTGATCCTGATGCGTTCTTTATTAAAACGGATGTTCCTAACGGAGCAAAGATGTTTATCAGAGCGCCGCTTGCCACCAAGATGGAGCCTGACTTTGACACGGGTAATCTCCGGTTCAAGGCCAGAGAACGCTACAGCTTTGGTTGGTCGGACTGGAGAGGTTACTTCGGTTCACAAGGAGCGTAGTTCTTACTACAGTGGAGGGAGCCTAAAAACTCTCTCCACTACTTTTTCACACTTACATATTTGAATGGTACCCCTCTGGGGTGCTGGTCTAGGAAAGGACTGTTCACTATGCCTACACATTTTCCCAACGGAGTTTCTAACCAAGTAAAAGGTAACCCGCTTTTTAACTACCCTTACATGGACCCCTTTAAGTACTACACGTACCACGATGATTTCTTTGAGTACCACGCTGGTATCTACACCATCACCACCACTGAAGCTGGAACGGGTTCTGCCACAGAGGCTATCACCGCAGGTGCAGGTGGACAGCTATTGATCACCAACGCTGCAGGAGATAATGATCTGGACTTCTTCCAGTTGAAAGGTGAGTCTTTCAAGTGGGATTCTAGCAAGAGAATGTTCTTTACGTCTAGGTTTAAAACCAGTGACGTTACTCAGTCAGATATTGTCATGGGTCTTCAGATCACTGATACAACCCCCCTTGACGTTACAGACGGTATTTACTTCTTAAAAGTAGACGGCGATACTCAACCTGATTTTGTCATTGAGAAAGATAATGATTTCAGTCTCAGCGTTCTGGAGATGAGTGCCATGGCAGACGATACGTTTGTCACGCTTTCTTTTGAGTATGATCCTCTGGACGTTGCCACTGGTGGTCCAGTGTTCCGCGCCTACCAAGATAACGTAAAGGTAGGAGAGATTGCAAGCACCACCAATGCTCCTGATGACGAAGACCTTACTATTTCTTTCGGTATTCAAAATGGTGAGGCAGTTGCTAAGACCCTGACCATTGATTACATTCTTGCAGCGGTGGAAAGATAACCCCTCTGCAGTTTGGAAAGATATAAAGTTTGATCTATAATAAGGGGAGGATCAGGAGAAGGTTCTCCCCTTTTTTACTCAGGAGAAAATGAATGAGTACTACAACTAAAATAGCACAGGTGGTGGGAGGTGCAGGTGGTAATGGTTTTCTGGTGGATACCATCAGTAGCGTTACTCTGTCTGACACTCGTATCAGAATGTATACCTACGCTGTCACCGTTGCTGCAGAAATTGTCATAGGAGATTCCAAGGGTCCTGTTATTAAACAACCTGTTTTAGCTGCTAACACTGGTGATAGTATTTATATGGAGGACGATGGTATCCGGTGCAAAGGAAATGTCTCTGTTGCTGGCGCAAGTAACGCTGGTAAAATTTATGTTTACTATGGCTAGGAACTAGACTGTGGATTTTAATTCTCTTGTCAGCGTCATCATAGAAACTACTGAGAACGACGGCTCAGAGTTTGTAGGTGCTCTCCCTGCCATGATACAGAGAGCACAGGAGAAGATGCAGAATGATCTAGATGATCAGGGTCTGGTCTCCTATGCCAGTGTAGCCGTATCAGCTGCCACAGCAGAGGTCTCTGTCCCTGTGGGTGGAGAGATCATCAAGACCTTCTCCATAGAAGTAGGAGGTGCCAGAACACAGCTAAAGCATAGACCCTATGAGTACCTGCTGGACTACTGGCCTGTGTCAGCTTCCACTGGTACGCCTAGGTACTATGGCTTTAAGACCAACACACAGATCAGAGTGGCCCCCACGCCCTCTGCCACGGTAGATTCTCAGATAGGGTTTATTGCACAGGTTACAACTATTACATCTGCAAGCCCTACAAACTACTTCACCATTCACTGTGAGAACGCACTGTTCTATGCTTCCATGGTAGAGGCTTCTCTCTTTATGAAAAGTTTTAACACAACGGCGGCGTGGCAGCAGGAGTATCAAGGTGAGATAGACAGGCTCAGAAACAGAGCCAGAAGAAGTAGACAAGATGATATGCAAACAAGCTTTAGTCCTGCTGGAGGACCTAATACACTTGTCAAGGGGAGCGACTAAAAAATGAAAATTAAACCGATAAAGACTGAGAAAGAGAAAGACTACACGGTTGGAGATAAGAATCCAAAGGTAGACACAAAAGAGTTAAATGCTATTGTAGGAAGAGCCACTGGTCAAGGTTACGGTGCAGCTAGAAAGGGTCCAACAGTTGTCTGATAAAGAGTGTAAGAATGCTAAATGCAACTGTGAAGGCTGCGACGGGTGCGCTTGTACAGAACCTTGTGAAACAGCTACTTGCGATTGTAGAAATGTTACTGAAGAGTGAGTTCTCCAAACATGGACATGAATTTGATGCAAGCAATTTCAGACTATGGAATAGCCATCGTCGGGTGTGTCGGCGCTGGTATAGCTGCTTGGAAGCTTTTACACTTTTTACTAAGAGATGTTATAGTCAGTCTGAAAAAACAGGATTCAATTATTATAGATTTAATTGATAAAACGTCCAGACTAGAGATTATAATTCAGCGCATGGATTCAAAGTTAGACACGTTACTGCAGAAACGCTCTAACCCTCTACTAAAAGGAGATAGGGCTAAAAGAGAGGACGATGAATAATGTCAGAAATTGATAAGCTTCTTAAAGAAAAATTTAAAGATAAAGAGGAAGAAAGAAAGAAAAAGGATAAGAATGCTATTGATCCTAAAAATTTTGTTGAGGGTCCTAAGGCGAAGATGGGCGGTGGTAAAGTAGGCAAACCTATAAAGTACGAAGTAGGTGGTATGGTTAAACCAGCGTATATGCGAAACAGGTGAGATAAGGTAAAGTAGAATGGCCATTGCAACTACATCAGACTTTGACACTACCTTCTTTATAGACGAGGTAATAGAAGAAGCCTATGCTATGCTAGGTGGTCAGGCAGAGCTTGCCAATGATTCTATCACTGCCAGAAGATCACTGAACCTGATGCTGACAGACTGGCAGAACCGAGGCATTCTCCTCTGGGGTACAGACCTAGCCAGCACCACACTGGTCAATGGAACAGCAGAGTATACGCTCCCTGCAGAGACCGTGGACGTTCTCTCTGGGTATATCAGACTAACCTCCAATAGTAATGACTTTCAGATGAACCGGATAGGCTACGAGGAATACGAGGCTATCACCAATAAAGCTACCTCTGGTAGGCCCACACAGTTTGCCACGCTCAGAGGAAGAGAGAACGTCAGTGCCTTCTTCTTCCCTGTGCCTGACGCAGCAGATACCTACACCTTTAGAAACTACAGAATGAAACGTCTGGCAGATGTTAGCAAGAGTGCTCTCCAGAACGCAGATGTTCCCTTTAGGTTTCTCCCTGCTCTGACCTGTGGTCTTGCCTACTACCTCAGTTATAAGAGGGCAGGTACCCCTGCGGAGAGAATTGCTGTTCTTAAAGCAAAGTACGAAGAACTTCTTACCAGTGCTCTAGATTCAGACAGAAACCGAGTGAGTCTCTTCATCACTCCCAGACTGCGGGTGGTATAGAACATGGCCAAACCTAAAGGACTATATGCAAATATCAATGCTAAAAAGAAAGCAGGGACTAGCAAGTCTAAAAAGAAAAGCACTATTACTCCCAAAGCTTATGCTAATATGAAAGCCGGTTTCCCTAAGAAGAAGAAAAAAAGTGGCAAAAAAAAGAAAGGGTAGCATGAAGGGTCACAGTATCGGCGGTGGACAGAAGAGACCCACCAAATCTGGTGCTGGCATGACCAAGAAAGGTGTGGCAAAGTACAGGAAGGATAACCCCGGTAGTAAGCTGAAGACAGCGGTGACAGGGAGTGTTAAGAAGGGTAGTAAAGATTCAAAGAGGCGCAAGAGCTACTGTGCCAGATCAGCAGGGCAGATGAAGAAGTTTCCCAAAGCTGCAAAGAATCCTAACTCAAGACTTAGACAAGCTAGAAAAAGGTGGAAATGTTAAATGTCTTCTAAGAAAGGTTTCTTTATCAGTGATAGATCAGGCTTCCGGTACAGGCTTGACCAAAGAGTAAAAGAACCGGGAACAGGCTTTGTAGTTGCTAAGTCTGAAAGTGATGGTATATTTAATCTTGTAACCAACCCTCAGAATACAGTAAAATTTCCAATAGATAAAGAGGTTATCAAAGACGCCAGACCACCTGATAATGCTGATAGAAACCAAAGCTGGAGTGCAGTGACCACCGAATGGGGTGAAGAGACTACACAGTGGAACTTTATATAGGAGATATGAGAAATGCCCAGAGCTTATTTTAAAGAAAAGAAAGACGCAAAATCCCCGGTGTCTAAAGCAAAGAAAAAACCATCTAATAAGAAACGGCTTAGTCTTAAAAAGAAATAAGGAATAGAACAACATGGCAGACTTAACAAATGCCAAGATAGCCAATACCTATAAAGACCTGTTACAGGTCAATGCAGAGACTTCTAATGCAGGATTGGACGGCACCCTAAGAACTATTCAGGACGGAGGAGGAACTGCTTCTCCCATTGCCATGAGTACGGCTCAGTTAAATGTCACGGGACAGTTTGCTCTGGGAGGAACTGTCTTGACTGCCACGGCAGATGAGCTTAATGATCTAGCAGATGCAGGTAGGCTTGATACTCTGACAGCAGGTGACGGTACTGTAAAGATCACCGTGGGAGGTACCTCAGTATCCACCGCCACCGTCAGTGCCACCGTTGTAGTTAATCCTGTTCTTAGTCTTACAGAGGTAGACGCTGCCACGGGTAGCTTTAACACCCAAGTTAGCGCAACTAACTTTATAGCAGGTACAGGTAGTTTCACCACCAAGGTATCAGGCGTAGCAGCAGAGTTCTCTGGGAATGTTTCTGCTGCTAATGTCTATGCCTCTACTAATATCTTTGTAGGCGGCGCGGCTGTTCCTAGCGCAGCTGCTATCACTTCTATTAATGCTGCTCATACCTCTACCAACAATGCTCTTGTAGCTGCTTCTGCTGCACTGGCAACTAGCATAGGCACAGCCAATACAAGAATTACCTCTGTCAGTGACTTTGCAGTGGCTCTATCTGCCACCATGGCTACATCTATAGGAACTGCAAATACCAGAATCACTTCTGTTAGTAACTTTGCAGTGGCGCTATCTGCTACTATGGCAACAAGTATTGGAAATAGAACTGCTGCTATTACATCTGTAAACGCAGTGATAGCTGCAGTGTCAGCTTTAACTTCTGTTAATAAAGCTGCTATCACTTCTATTAATGCTGGACCAGCAAGTACATTTGATGCTCTTTCTGTAAAGACAAGCATTACAATAGGAGGTACTGGTAGCGGCAACGGTGTTAAAGCACTAAATGTTGAATCACTTGATAGTTACAGCATACTAGAAGTAGGTGGTGCAACTGGTGGATATGTTGATCTTAAAAAGCCGTTTAGTGATGATTTTGATATTCGATTTGGAACAACTGGTACAGGTGGTCATATTAAAATTGGTGCGGCGGGGCAAACACTTGAGATTGCTGGTACTAGCGAAACACTTGCTACATTTACAGATGACGGTAGTGTTGCACTGTATCACAATAATGTTAAAAAACTTGAGACAGCTGCTGATGGTGTAGACGTAGATGATATTAACCTAGATGGTAAAATAATAACCATCACAGGAGACACAGACGACACCTTCAAGATAACCGCTGGAGCTAACGGAGCTACCACACTTGCAACGGTGGATACTGCTGGTACTGCTGCAAACCTTACTATAACTGCAGATGGTTGGGCATCTATAGATGCTGCTAGTGTAATTGTATTAGATGCTACAGGTGCTATTCAGCTAAAAAACAACGGCACAACGTATGGTCAAATTTACGAAAATGCAAATACTATGCATCTACTCAGTACCATAGCTGATGGTAATATTCAGTTACAAGGCTATGACGGTGCTTCTCTTATTAATGCTCTAATACTCGACATGAGCGAAGCTGGTAAAGCAATCTTTAACGCTGGTGCTACCTTTGCTGATGCTGTAACAGTTGAGGACATAAGTCTAGACGGTAAAGTCCTTACCATCACAGGGGACACTGGAGATACCTTCAAGATAACTGCAGGTGCTGATGGTGCTACCACACTAGCAACCGTAGATACAGCAGGCAATGCTGCAAATTTCTTTATAGACGCAGATGGTTACATTCGGTTAGATTCTGGAAGTACTTATGGCACCGTTCAATTAGCACATGACGGAACTATCTATGGTGATTTCCATAAATCTGGCGATAACATAAAGTTTAGAAGTGGCATATCTGACGGTGATCTTATACTTAGTGGCTATGATGGTGGTGTTGGTATTAATGCCTTGTCACTTGACATGAGTGAAGCTGGTAAAGCAATCTTTAACGCTGGCGCTACCTTTGCTGATAATGTGACAGTTGACGCTGCGGCTCTAGCTTTGACTGGTGCTGGTAACAAAACCTTTAGTGTAGAATCAACTGATGCCATTGCCTCTATGGAAATAGGCGGTACAACTGGGTGTTTCATTGATATGAAAAGACCCTTTAGTAATGACTATGATATGAGAATTGGTACAGGTGGTTCTGGTGGTTTCCTTCAGCTTGCCAGTGGACAAGCACTTACTATTATGGATAATGTTGGAAGCACTCTAGCAACATTCCAAGATGGAGGTAATGTTTCTCTCTATCATAATCATTCTAAAAAGTTTGAGACAACTGCCACAGGTGCTACGGTTACAGGAGGTGTTGTTGCTGATAGTGCAACTATAGATGATATCAGTTTAGATGGTAAAGTACTAACCATAACAGGTGACACTGGAGATACCTTTACAATAACCTCTGGAGCTAACGGAGCTACTACACTTAGAACTACAGATGCTGCTGGTTCTGATGGTGGACTTACTTTAGCTGCAGACGGCATGATTGATTACAATGCTGGAGATACATACGGTCAGCACCGATTCTTCGGTGCAGGAACTATGTTCACTACGCTTATGAAAAGTTCTGGAAACTCTGGAACAGATTTCATGATTAGAAATAATATGTCTGACGGTGATCTTCTTTTTGCCGGTAGTGACGGTGGTTCTGGTATTACTGGCCTGAAACTTGATATGAGTGATGCTGGTAAAGCAATCTTTAATGCTGGAGCTACCTTTGCTGATGACGTAACAGTTACAGGTGTAGCTACAGCAACATCATTTGCTGGTTCTGGAGCAGGATTAACAGCAGGAACAACTCCTGTAACAACATTAGATATTGATGGTGCGACAGATATTGGTGAAGCTATTACTGATTCTGATTTATTAATTATTGATAATGGTGCTGGAGGTACTAATAGAAAAACAGCAGCATCCAGACTTAAAACTTATATTTCTGCAGGTTCTACTGTACCATTAGATGATATTACTACAGGTGATGCAGCTTCTACTTTAGCAACATCTGC